GCCCCACTCACAATATTTACAAGGTTCCTACTGTCATCAATAACCGTAGTACCATTAACTTTAATCGCCATCTTCGTGTTCCTCCACTATTATCTGTTAAGTTGTGCTTTAAGCTCGTCAATCTGAGCCTGTTGTTCCTTAATGGCTTCAATCAAGAGAGCCACCATATTTCCGTATTTAACTGACTTGATGCCTTGGTCATTTGTGCTGACTACATCCGGCAGTACATCTTCCACTTCCTGAGCGATTACGCCGACCTCTGAGTTGCCATTCTCTAGCCAATCAAATGAGACACCACGCAGGGACTTAACGGCATCCAGAGAGCCTGTGAGCGTCTCTACGTTGGTCTTGAGGGTAGCGTCTGAGGTGGTGTTGAAGTTGGAAGCTGAAACAGTTCCAGAAGTATCAACAGACATCATCGTTGTGCCATCGCTGCCACGTTGAACTTGGAAAGTACCTGAACTGTTACACCCAATAAACTGGCCTGTTGTAGATGTATTGTACTGCAAGTACATCTGAACATCACCATTTGCGGCAGATAATCTAGCTGGGACAACACCTGATTGAGCAGTAACATCTATCATGTAAGATGGTGAGCTATTGTTAATACCCAGCTTACCGCTGCTTGAAATCCGCATACGTTCTGTGAGTGTTCCAGACGTATTAGCTACTTGGACAACAAATGAGGCATTGTTTGCTGTCGCAGCGGATGTCTGCTGAAGCCCAACTAAACGCACCGCCTCAACTGAATTGCTGCTTCCCGCAGGAGCCAGAACTAAACCTACACCACGACCTGCGCCGCCGTTCCCACTACTGGCAACAGTAAAACGTGTATCAATCCCTGCTGAATTTCCACCCGTGATTTGGCCTGTGCCTAAAACATCAATCTTATGGCTAGGCGAACTCGTCCCAATGCCCAACCGTCCGCTGTTGTCCAGCCTCATATGTTCTGATACACCTTGACCAAAACTTAGGTAAGAGCCTGACCCAGCATTTCCAGTATCATATCCTTCAATGTATTGCTGACCAGAGTTACCAATATTTATGCGACCCCTGCCAGAGTTTCCGCTATAGTCATCAAGAGTAACTAAACCCGTGATGCCTACGCCTGTGCTGGTGGTGGCGAGTTTAGCTGCGTTGTCGTAGTAAAGAGTTACAGCACCATCTATATCAAACGTAGCCATCAATTCTGATGTGCCTTTGTCGATACTTACACCAGTGCCATCACTTGTGATGTGTAATTTGCCAGTGCCAACATCTTGAACGTAACTGTTGTTTGCGTTGTGGTAAATCTGTAGGTCAGACCCTGCGCCAAACACAGCCTTATCGTTATCACCAAAGTTAATGTCTGCGGAGGTAGAGATGCCATCTGTAGTCAGCACACCAGTGATGTCTACGCCTGTGGCGGTGGTATCTATATTAGGTCCCATACTATTTAACCATGTGGCTCCATCCCAGACATATAAGCCTTGGTCAGGAGCAGAGATATCATACCATGCATCTCCCAAATCTGGGGTTGATGGAGCAGAAGTGGAAACAATTGCACCGATACCTTGTATACCCTGTTCACCTTGTATTCCTTGAATACCTTGGATACCTTGAGGTCCTTGATCACCGGTATCGCCCTTTGGTCCTTGTATACCCTGTTCACCTTGTAATGAATCTAACCATTCAGTTACTGTTCCATTAAATCCTTCTGCAATTGCAACTTGATAAGCACTTAATCCGTCTGGACCAACGATTCCAGGTGATAAGTCTATCCAGGCTTCCACTGGTCCAGCATATACATACGCTCTGCCAGTGTTCAAAGTATCAAACCATATATCTCCTTCTTTTGGAGCAGGCGATGTCGGAGCATTGTCAGAAAGAGTAACAGCAGCACCAACATATGTTAACAGTCCAGTTGATGGATCCCATTCTAATTCCGAACTGTCTGCGCCAATAGCGATAGAGTCTCTTGCCCGCTGCGTAGTAAAGTAAAGATTATTTGTGCCCTCAGTTAAGTCATTAGTTGTGTAAGGTATAGGACGATAGTTTGATTCATCGTTTGTGAATTCCCATATATCACTAGTTTCGTTCCATCTAATCGCAGGAGTAAACAAAGATCCTCGATTTATCTCGATTCCAGAATTCTCAGATGGAATTGAACCAGTGTAGTTACTATTTAAAGTAATAATATTATCTGCCAATAATATAGTTTCTGTGTCCACAGTTGTAGTTGTACCATTTACAGTTAAATTGCCATTGATAGTTGTGTTCTGTGCTACAGTAAGATCGCCCAACGTTATAGTATCACCAGTAAGATAATCAATTGTGAACTTATCTAAATTATCACCTATTAATATATCACCATTAACATCTATACGCATCCGATGTACTGCTTCAGTGAAAAAATCTAATTGATTATTGTCAGCGCCAGGCGATGTTTCTGAAATAATGTAAGTATTTTGGTCAACGTCTTTAACACCACCTAGACTTCCCCAATTATTTCCGTCATATCCTTCAAATGTTTGATCTCCAGTATTGTATCTAATTTGTCCTTGTGCAACTGCTATAGGAACTCCAACTTCTCCTGGTCTCTGTGCACTAGTACCAACTGGCAATCTCAACGCATTAGTACTAATTATACTAGTATAATCTTGGATAGTCGTAATTCCAGAAGAAACATCTACAGTAAAGTTGCCTTGGCCTATATCAAATGTAGTGCTATCAAATGTAAAATTAACATCATCTTCTAATTCACCATTTATTCCAGCAATAACAATTCTATTGTCTGTTAAATCTTCGATGTTTGTACTTGCTGCTGTTAGTTGACCATCAATATCAGTACTACCTGCTATTTGCGTAGTGCCACTACTCTGTACTACAGTGAAGTTGCCTTGACCTATATCAAATGTAGTGCCATTAAATGTAAAATTAGCATCATCTTCTAATTCGCCATTTATTCCAGCAATAACAATTCTATTGTCTGTTAAATCTTCTACATTAGCAGATGCCATAGAAGATTGACCATCTACATCAAAGTCTCCCGATGTATACATATTACCAGTCGCAACATCTACTGTAAAATTACCCTGGCCGATGTTAAATGTGCTTGCGTCCATAGTAAAGTTGGCATCATCTTCTAATTCGCCATCAACGCCAACAATAACAATTCTATTATCAGTTAAATCTTCTACATTAACACTTGCTAATGTTGATTGGCTGTCAACATCCAATGTTCCTAGTATTTGTGTATTTCCACTAGACTGCTGTACAGTAAAGCTACCTTGTCCTATATTAAATTCGGTTGCATCAAATGTAAAATTTGCATCATCTTCTATCTCGCCATCGACACCAACAATAACAATTCTATTATCAGTTAAATCTTCTACATTGACACTTGCCAATGTTGACTGTCCATCAACATGTAATGTGCCATTAATAAGAGTATCACCGGTTGCATGAAAATTTCGTACAACTAAATCAGTGCCACGTGTACTCCAACTATCGATAGTTTCATCCCAAACATAAAATACATTATCTTCATCGCCACGAAATATTTCAAATCCTACATCTTCTGTAGGAACACCGGTATGGTCATAATTCATACCTACGATAGGATCTGCTATGAATAAGTCAGTTGTATCAATTGTAGTTACTGTTCCGTTAACATCTAGATTACCTTGAATTACTACATCTCTATTAACTTTTAAATCTCTATTGATTTGCACATCTTCTTGTGCAATAACTCTTTCACCGCTCAAAAACAGTCTGTCGCCAAATTTAATTTGTTCTGCCATCTTTACTTCCTAATACAATGTTTTATATAATTGTATTTATCAGTTATATAATATATACATAATACAGACACCAAAAAACCCGGGAGAATTCTCCCGGGTCTAATTATTTTAGTCGTTTAAGTAAAACTTATACGAATGCTAGGTTTGATACAGCGATTTTTGAAACGTAATCTGCTGCGTTGCCTAGTGATGATGCTGTGTTTGTTAGCTCAACGTAACCGTAGCGTGTCATGAATGATACTACTGGCTCGAATGATGCTGGATCAACAACAACGCCTGATGACATTAGAGGTACATATGGGCAATAGAATGCTGCTGCATCGATTTCGCCTTGACCTTTGTAGCCTAGAAGTACTGGTGCATCGTCTGCTGCATATGTGTTTACATAGATACGCATTGTGCCATTTAGAGTACCAACGAATTTTGTATTTGTTGGTGCTTCGAATGTGCCTTCTGTTGTACGTGCAAATGCTGATGTAGTTGCTGACTGTAGCACTGTTAGTGCTGACGGTGAAACAACTGCCCAGTTTGCTGCACCGCGACGAGTGCGCTGTGCTACTAGGTTAGCCTGCTGGTTGATTAGCGTTGCTAGAACTGCATGCTTGTCACCTACGAATGTTGGTGTACCAGTGAATGTCTGTGACATGTCAAATGATGCGCCTTGTGTCGCTAGATTTTCTAGTGAACCTAGAACTTCTTGGTCGATTTCAGCAGTGATTTCCATAGCAAGTGCTGCCATGATTTCTGCTTCGATGTCTAGACCGTGCATTGCGTTTGCGTCTTGTGCCGCTTCGAATGTCCAACGTGCTGATAGTTTGCGTGTTTTTGCTTCTACTGTCTGCTTTAGGACTTGGATTGACATACGGTTACCCGCAGTACCTTCCATTGATGCTGTTGCTGCTGGTGCGCCATTTGCGTCACCTGAGTAGTTCTTAGCAATCTCAAATGGTGATAGAGCTTCCGCACCTGCTGTTACGCCTGCTGCTGTGTCTGAATAACGAACACGTAGCGTGTGGATTTGACCTACTGGACCTGTCATTGGCTGAACGCCGATGATTTCGTTTGCAATAACTGTTGGCATAACGCGACGGATAACTGGTAGGATCACTTTGTTTAGTGTCGCAATGTTACCTGACTGTGTTGCGCCTGCTGTTGCTGACTCGTTAAGAGCAACTTTTGTATTTTCTAGAACTGATGACATTACATCGCGTTTTGTTCCTTCTAGACCTTCTAGAAGTGCTTCACGTGTTGTATCCCAGTTGTTACCTTCAAAAAGATTTTCCATCTTTTTATCTCCTGTAATAAGTGTTTATAGTCCTGCTAATTTCTTTAGCACAACAATATTAGCATCGTCACTTGATGATCTGGATGTATCAACAGATACTTCGCGGTCACCAGTACGTTCTGTAACTTTGCTTTCAGTTAGGGTTGTTTTTGTTTCTGCATGCGCAGTAACATTTTCATTTAAAACTGCTGGTAGATATTTCTTAAAAGCAGCCTTTAATTTTGAAGTTTTTACTGATTCTAATAAATCAGACATTACTCTGCGTTTCTCGCCTGCTAGTGGTGATAATAGAGAATCCATCTCGGTTTTACGAGACATGCGATCTTCCATTACACGCTGCTTGCGTGATGCTTCAATAATAGCTGCTTCTTTATCAGCAATCATTTCTTCTAGTTCTGCAACTTTTTGCGCAGATTCGTTTAGTTTGCCGTTCATTTTTGCGACTTCAGTGCCTTCATTTAATTGCGAAGACATAAATTCACCTGCAAATGCTTCGAACAACTTGCGACCAAATTCATTTTCTTTGGCTGCTGTGATGTCCTCTTTAAGTGCAGTTAATTCTGAACGTAGAGCGTTAGAAATTGTACTTTCTACTAACTCTGCTGAACGTTTAACAAAAGACTCTTTTGTTTTCAAAAGTAGTTCTTTGCCTTCTGCTACCATACGTACTTTAGTTTCTACTAATTCACGTTTGTCATTATGGAACTCTGCAAGTTCACGTGCTAATTGTTTTGTAACGAATTGCTTAGTTTTATCTAAGTTCTCTGATACTTTCACACGGTCGTCACGTAGTTCTTTGACTTCGGTTGCAAGTTGAGAAGTAATGAATTTTTCAAGGATTTTAGCGTGTTCAGAAATTGCTTTCTTATACGCAACTCGTTCTGCGATTAGAGATTCGCGATCAGTTTTGAATTCTTCCATCTCAGCACGGATTGCTGTTTCCAACATATTATCCATAGCTTCAACGATAACACCTTTATCGTGTTCGAATTTTTGAGCGAACTCTTCACGCAACTCGGCTGTAATTTCCTCTCTTGCTTCATTTAGTTTTGCTTCCATAGCCTCTGTGATAGCAGCACCAGCCTCTTCGGATAGTGCGCCGGACTCTAGAAGGTTAGCAAGGATTTCGTTTGCCATTGTTGCTTCTCCTGTTAAAGTTTTAATTCACGAATGAATTTAACTATTTGTTCTGATAAGTGCTGTTGTGCAGCCTTATCACTGTGTGCATGTTGTGCAAGTTTCCAAGCTTGGTAACCGCCTTTCATGTTCATCAATCCCTCGTAGATTGCTTTCGGGTACGCATCAGGTGCACTCGGTTGCGCTACGATATCTACTGTGACAATTTCGAAGTTTTTCACATTTCCACTGTTATCAACTTCACCAGAACCTCTTGATGAGACACCTAATGTAGCGCCTGATTCGATTAATGTTCTAATGATGTTACCCATGGGTGTAGGAACAATTTTCAATTTGCCATAGCCGTTGGGACCATCCATCCACATGTTCTCAATCATATGAGATACACGGTCAACATTTACTGTTAACTCTGGCGGGTGGTCGCATTCTCCAAGAACTGGAAAGCCTTCAGAAATTTTCTTCTGGACACTTTCCACTGCTCTTGAGATTTCAGAAACTGGATAAACACGCTGGTTAGCATTTTTAACGCCGCCTTGGACGAAAATACCTTCCATGAACATACTCTTTTCACCATTTTCATTCTCAACGATACGTGATTGTACGCCCGCTTGATTATGAGATAGCGTTTCAATAAGTATTGTCATTGTATTTCTCCTGATCTCTGTGGATTACTTTGCAGGTTTCATTGCTGGTGCAGATTTATTACCTGACACATTAACGTTGCCTGTATTCATATCTTTTGCTGCTTCACCTGTGCCGCCTGATGTGTTACCATCATTTGTTTTTACTGGTGCTGCATTTGAATCATCGCCGGGACGCTTTGCGTTTGCATTGACTGTTGATGCTACATTATCGCCATCATCACCTTCTGATGCTGATACCGGTGTTACATATTCATTCAACTCTTCGTCGTCTGCTGACTCTTCTAAGTCTTCATCGTCTGATTCTTCTAGTTCTAGATCGATTGATTCGTCCATATCCATTTCATCTTCTGCATCATCTTCTGCATCATCTTCCATGTCCATTTCGTCTTCATCGTCGCCTGCCATAATTTTTTCAAATTCGGCTTCTAGTTCTGCTAATGCTGACTCTAAATCATCTACACGTGTTTCAACATCATCTTCAGAATCATCATCCATATCACCCATTTCTAGGTCATCTAATGCTTCATCATCTTCCATCTCGTCTTCGTCATAGAATTCTTCTGATTCAATTTCTGCAGCATCTGCTTCTAATTCTGCAGCATCATCATCATCATCTGATTCTAGTGAAAGTTCGCCTTCTTCTAGTTCTTCTTCTGACTCGTCTAGATCCTCAAGGTCTTCTTCTACAACTTCATCACTTTCGTTCAAAAGTTCCTCGTGGATTTGACGAGCGTTCTCTACGATAAAATCATGTAGTAGCTCTTCTGCTGCTGCACGTTCTTCGTTGATAAGAAGTTCTAGTACCTGTTCTAGTTTGCTTCTTGACATATTATGTCTCCTTATCTAAAGTTAAAGCCACGCCAAAATAATAGTGGCAAGGTTGTAGAAACACTCTTGTTTCAAAAGTATTTATAAGTAAATTTTTAATTGATTGGGAAATAGCAAAAAAACAGCTATTTTATCTGTTTTTTTAGTCGTAGAGATATTTAGTCCACTTAATATAGTTAAAACATACAATATAATTAAAATATTAAATATATTTTACATCTCAGTAGCAGATGAATCAGATGAACTACCATATTGTGTTTTTAACTGTTCACTCTTTAAACTTTTTTCATAATTACGATAATCACGTATTTTTCTAAGTTTGGATAAATGCCGCAAAGTTAAACGAACCTTTCTGGTATCGTCTAAACTTGCAACTACCGACTTATCTTCAGTAGGATCATAATTTTCTTTTAATTCTGAATATCTCATACTAGTATTTATACTTCCTGGTCAGTTTCTGCATTTTCTGAACCATCAATCACTGAACCATCTTCTGCATCGTCAGTATCAGTTTCATCAAAATCAAAATCACCACCACCAAAATCAGAATCCGATGGGGCAGAACCAATATCTTTCATGCCAAACGTTTCTTCATTTTTTGAAGAGATATCATTTTCTTCTCGCCACATTCTTTCATTTTCAAGTATTTCATCTTTTGATAAGCCTAAGAAACGTTCAAGCGCAAATCTTTTACTAATATAATCAGCACCTTCAATACTAGAAAATACATTCATTGCAACCGCATCAACTTCAGACTGACGGAACTTACCAAAATTTTGTGGATCATTGAATTTAATATCAAATAATGAACTTTCAACTTGAACTCCACGATGCTTTAAAAACATCTTAAATTCTCTGTCAAACTCATCAACAATTAATGATTGAATACGCTCACAAAACTTAGTAAATCTAAATTCTTCGATCATTGCAGTACCAACACGACCATCGTTGTAAATTCCACTATCCCCACCTTGACCAAGATATGACGTAGGTACACGCAATCCACGCATTAACTTATCATTGAAATATTTCAAATCATCAATCTGCCCTAAGTTCTCGCCACCAGGAAGAGTTTCAACTTTAGATCCACGTCCCTCTGCTGTTTGTGCAAAGAAATAGTCTTCCATTATCGATAAAGGATTATATGCGCTATCAGTTACTGTCTGTCCACCTCCAGTTTTGGATGGAATGCGTCTTTGATGAATTTCGCCTTTAATACGTTCTAAATGTGCACGGGCCTTATGTGTTGGCATAGATCCAACATCAATGTAAAATACACGGCGTTCTGGTGCACGTTGCACACGATAGATAAGAATAGCATCTTCTAATAATTCTTTTTGCTTATAAACTTTAAAGATAGGCTCTAAAATAGAGTTACCGAAAGGCCAGAAACCATCAACGCCCTCATTCAGTGAAATATGAATTACATGATTGGCATCCACGGGTGTGGATTTCTGTTCATTTGCAAACTTGGCACCTGCACCGCTATTATATCCCTGCATCGTGTTGCCATTCAATGATGGTGCTCCCATTGAACCTACACCATGATTTGTTAATTTACTTTGATCTGCTGTAACATTCATACTTTCAATATTGATATCCATATCTTTAATATAGTATGCTTCTATCTTCTTGCCTTTGCCTTCGTTTACAATTACTTTATCAACTTTTGCAGGATCAACCCAATATAATTTATATGTTTCCGGATCTCTGACAAACATTTGATCACCATATTTGATAGCATTTCGAAATATACGGAATATACGTTTGTTTAATTTATTAAGACTTACCCATTGTTTAAGTGTACGATTAATAACATCACTTTCACTTTCAGTAGGTTCACTACTAAAATTTATTTCAAAAGGAATATTATTCTGTTCATCTCTTAGTGTAGAAAATTCCGCAATAACATCAAGTGCAGCATTAACCTCACTATCTAAGTCCATTTGATCATATTGGCCATACCGCTGTACACGATTAGGCTGTCCTTGATAAACTTCAGGTAACCAACTACTATAACGTTTGTTGGAAGCTTCACTTCCGTTATCAGTGTTTGTACTCGGTGACCGCTGCGGTAAACCATCATACGTTTTAAAATATTTTTTCCAAGTTGCCATATTTAATTCCTATAAGTCTTATACTAACATATTATTTAACAAAAGTCAATATAATATTAATTTATTACGTTTTCATTATTTTAAAGCATTCGTTAATTCGTTGACACTAGTTATTAACTTATCAATTCCTGCATTATGTGCCTGTACCACATCACTATTCCAATAGTTGCCAGGTAAATATGAATCATCTTGCTTCTTTTCACCCAAAGCGTGTATAATTGCTCTTGCAAATTTTTCTGGATCGTCTGATATATCTAATTGTTTTTCCATTTCTTGCATCGCTTTAATAACATCTAGTGGATCAGTCAGTTGATCAGCCAGCGATCTTATTGCCTGTAAGCCCTCTAATTTCACTACATTATTTGTATCCCTGGCTGAAGGGGTCCCACCTTGACCAATTATAGTTTGATTCTTTAGTTCCAGGGCCCCTGAGACATCAGTGCTTTCTTCCGCATCGAACCCCATGTTGGGATTTGTCAAGGTCAGATCTGCGAATTGTACTCCGCCAGCCGCTGTCATATTCACTACGGTACGAGCAGCTAATTCGAATTTTCTCACCTCACCCCGAGCCGAAGCTGTCCCAGCACCTAAATTTGCAACTTCGCGTGTTAATATTAATGATGATTGTACCAGCTGGTTCAATGAGCGACTTAAATCGGTTGCATTTAACACTAGTGTCTCATTTGCCTCTGATACAATCTTAGAATATCTTTCTGCTTCTCTATAATTAATTATCGCTTTATCTTCTTTAGATAACGGTACTTCGCCCTTGTCAGCATCCCCAACTGTCTGTCTCATTGCTGCAATCTGCGTAATGAGAGCCTGTATCATACCTTCATTTAAATTTACTAATCCTTTGTTGTCTCTTGCAAATTGTATTATCGCATCAAATTGTGGTCCCATGGTTGCATATAATGCATTTGCAGCTTCTGGTCCTTGTGTTCTGGCAGTCTCTGCCATTTGTGTTATAAGGGGTAAAAGTTTTTGACCAATTACGTCACCTTGTAACTGCTGCGCAACATCGGTCTGTAAAAAGTCCTGTGTACTACCTGCTGCCATGGCAGTTGCAATACCCGTACCCAATATAGTTCCCTCTCCGCCAAAACGGCCAACCATTGCTTCTACATTTTTTCGCATTTCAGGTTCCATTAGTGCCAGTTGCGATGCAAATTGATCTTGTTTTAACGTGTCAGCAATCATATTAGCAGCATCTTGTAGATTTATTTTCATAACATTTGAAGTGGAAACCACTGTGTCCATAAAATTATCCATGCCCATACGCATCTGATTATCTGACAATTTATCCAATTGCCCAATTGAACGTACAGATTCCATATATGATCCTGCAATTTCAGCAACCTCACTAAATTCCATACCAAATCGTCGCATCATGTCGGAATTACCTTCGCCTGATTTTGCCAAACGATTCGCAAACTCCATAGATGCCTTAACCCCAGTAATACCGACTGCTTGAGAAAATTGCCTTGTGAATTCTGCTGCTTCTCCAAAGGTAAAATTAGAACGTGATATAGTTTTTGATAATCCTATTAAACCCGCTCCTGCAGAATCCATACCTGCAAGTAGACCAGATTGTCTCATTTCTTGTGCCATGTCGTACCTAGATGTGGCACCTTCAATTGTTTTAGAATTTGCAGTATTAATAAAGCCCACAGCCGTTCCAATCGTAGCAGCCAAAGTTTTTATATCACCCCATAACCCACCAGCCTGGTGCGCAGAAGATTCTATGTTAGCACGTAAATTTGCTTCAGCAGTTGTCAATCCTAGCTTTTCATACTCTGCTATACGATTGGCAACATCTAATTGTTTTTTAGCAGTTCTATTTGTATCACTTAATATATTAGTTAGTGATGCAAGAAATCCAGTTTGTTTTGTAACAATACTTGCATTGGTTGCACTACCTTTTTTTACTGCATCCGCAGTTTCTTTTGTACTGATTACTAGATCGGCAAGTAAATTTGATGATTTAGTTTCGCCGGTTGACAGTTTAGATAATACAGTCATTATTTGTCTGTTAACTTGGACATTACTACTAAATCCAGAATTTAGAGCATTTAATACCTGCTGCTGTGTTGCTTCGTTGCTCCACTCTGGTACGCCAGCCCCCAAACCTGCAATATATACATCTTCTGCCATAAACTTTCTCTCTTTTTTAGTTATATTAGCATATAATAATAGTGTTAAATACTATTATAATAAATAAGTTATCAAGTGTATTTATCATCAGTAAAGGAAATACAATGAATCAAGAAAATCCATTAAATAAATATTTTAGAAAGCCAAAGATATATGTTACATTACCAACCGGTGGCAGATTTAATCCAGAATTAAAAACGACATTACTTGATGAAGTAGGGGTAAGTGCAATGTCTGCAATTGATGAAATTTCACTAAGAAATCCAGAATCACTACTTAATGGAGAAGCGATTAAAAGTGTTATCGAAAGTTGTGTGCCGACGGTTGGCGATCCTATGAAATTATGTAATATTGACATAGAAGCATTATTCTTGGCGATCCAATATGCTACGTATGGAAATGATCTAACACACGAACATACGTGCGAAAACTGTAAAGAAATAGCAGAATACAAAATAGACGTTAATGAAATACTCAATCGTTTTCCCGACATAGACTATATAGATCCAATTCTTTTTGAAGATGTGAATATTCACATTAGACCACCAACGTTAGAAAATGTAACACGTATGGCTCTAATAGAGTTAGAACAGAAAAAAATCATACAAAATTTGCAAAAAGTAGATGATGATACTTCAGACATGGATATTGCAAGTAAATTTTATACAAGTTTTAAAAAAATCGCAACATTCAATGTAGATATGCTTGCAAATGCCATTAGTAGAATCGAATCACCTGAGGCTGTAGTAACAGATACTATGATGATATCCGAGTTTCTACAAAATGTACCTACAACTGTAGTACATCAATTGAATCGTTCAATTGAAAAGATCGCTGAAAAACCCAAAGACATAAACAAAATGCAATTCAAATGCGAAGGTTGCGGTAATGTAGATGATATTTATATGGAGATTAATCCTATAAATTTTTTAGAAGCTGGCTAGTATCAGCAAGTCAGCAGGAAATTATAGAAAAATCAAAAAAATACGAAATAGAGCTTGACAAGTTTCATAAAGATATGTTAAAGTTAACATGGTATATGAGAGGGGGAGTAAGTATATCAGAATTATATGATATGGAAGCGACCCATATATCTCATATTACATCAATTGTTGAAAGCAATTTCGAACTTAGTAAACAAGCAGGAGTGCCAATACTATAAAAATTAAAAAATTTAACACTTGATATTGTGTTAAAAATAGTGTATACTCAATATTAATAACACAATGCTAATATAAATCTAATATAAATCTAATATAAATCTAATAATGGGAAATTATAATGACTAATATAAAGCATAGCATAGTGGAACTGTTGATTGGGTTGCCAATCCGGGATTGAATCTGCCAGTATTTAAAGATACTGTTGCCGTTGGACTAGTGGGGATGAATTCCTACAATCTTCTCGTTAACCACACATACAAGTATTCATAGTACACAACATCCTCAACTCTAAAGGTTTTGGATGACCAGTATTATGTGCATTTTGCACACGTGCATTTTGCACAAACCGATGATAGGCTATTATAGCACTATCGACTTCATAATTCAATTTTTAATGTGTATAAATTATGAGGTGCCGTTGATCCGAAAGGAGCAATATCGACTTATGGGGGAATCGTCAACCGACCCCGCTGTATCTGGCAGCTAGTTCGAACACATTAGGTACAAACGATGGACAGATATTATCTGTACAAAAATTTTTACAATTGTCCTGGCAACAGGGCAATTGTGGGCACTTCACAGGACAGAATATATTATAATTTATAATATTTTATTAATAATATTTAAATATTAATTATTTAAAAAAACAAATACTGAGTTAATTGAATGAGTGAAACGAATGAAATTAACGAAAGTATTAGGTCTTTAGACCTTTAAAGATAACTACATAACATATCTACTATAGTTCTACTATAGTTAAATAGATAGTAAAATAATTGTATAGAAATGGACAGACATGGATGGCAAGTAAAAGTAAAACAAAAGGAAGTAGTTATGAACGTGATGTAGCTAAATTTCTAAGTGAGATATATGGCGACAGTTTTGTACGTGTTCCTAATAGTGGTGCATATATAGGCGGTAGTAACTTCCATCGTGCACAACATCTAAGCGAAGGCCAAATACGTAGTTTTAAAGGAGATATTGTCCCACCAGATGATTGGAAGTATTTTAATTGTGAATGTAAAAATTATGCCGACTTTACATTTCATCATTTTTTTATGAATAAACATATACCAATCTTAGATGAATGGATCGGACAGTGTCTTGATGTTGCAGAAGATAACGATGTAAATATAATGTTCATTAAAATTACACGCAAAGGTCAATTTGTGTGCTATCCAGAACACATGTATCTAGCAGGATTTACAACAACTAATTATACGATATATGAAAGTGCAAAGCATGGCAAATGGATTTTTGCTGCGTGGGATCCATTTTGGATGAAGAATACAGATAAGATTAAAGAAGCATGTGTCAATGGATTTGACAAAAATTCTTTTTATTAACTTTCTAGATAAATCTTTAAAATATATAAACATGTCATAGTTAAAAATAAGCTTATCGATAGTGCAGGTAAGAATGCAATATTTTTAACCAAAAGTACAAACAACGGAAAGAATACTAAACTCACTAAGACGAATATAATTGTCTCTTTTGCTAATTGTGAGAATACAGCAATATCAACTCCCGAATAATACATAAAGAGTATACTAACTACACTAGTTAATGGTATACCTAGAATCAAAGCGCCCAACGTAGGATTTCCACGTTGAGCAACAGTGACTACACTGGCGATAATAATACCACCAATCATTGATTTAAGTATAAATTCCATTAGTCTTCTTTTGGGATTTTTCTTTTTGGTGGTTTTCTAAATTTATATTTCATATCTGCGGCATCAGTGCCTAAACCTTCAGGAATAGTTTCAATTTTTCCACCATTTTTCAAAAATTCTTTAAATGCAATTTCTGCATCATTACGATCTTTTGTTGACTTTTCGGTAGTTTGTCGTGTGATACTCATAAATTTTTCCTCTACTAGTTTTATTATATATTTATCATAGCATAATATATAAAAATTGTCAAATAAAAACCCAGTACTATTAGTACTGGGTTTTATCTCTCTGTTACACAGAGAATGACATAAAAAGTAGTTGTAATGAGAGTTGAGAGGGTAACAATCTATCTTTTTATGTATGAGTTAAGTATATCATATACTTATTTGTATGTCAACTATCTTTTACATATTGTTTTTCTTTTCTTGAATTTCTGCTCTGCGAGATTTGGTTAGTTTACCAATTTCACCAAGTGCTTTTCTGGCACGTGCAGCCGCTGCTTTAACACCCTTTTCTTCGAATGCAGTATGTTCTTTTACATATACTTCAAGTTGCTCTAAAATTTGATCATGATTTGTCATTATTTTCTCCTATATGACTGTATCTAGTTCAACACCGGGTTCTAGTGTTTCTGTTTCTTGTGAAAATGTAGTGAACCCATTTTCTTTTACTACATTTAATACATCACTTACACGTCCTACAAGTTCATCTCGGTGTGATACCAAGAATAATGAACGTCCACTTTCTCTGACCATCTTTTTAAGAACAGCAAGTGACGCTTCAACACCATTGGTGTCCATTCCACTGTCGATAAGTTCATCAATGAATAATACATTGATAGTGCTATACAGTGATTCGAATATATCACGGAATGCCCAAGATAAACCTAGAATAAGTCTATTACGCTCTCCTCGTGATAAATTATCAAAATCTAAATCTCTACCTAATTCTGTAATCTCTACAGTTAGATCACTTTGGAACCGAACTTCGTGTGGAAGTCCTAACTTGTCCAAATATGTTTGTAGTCTTGTATTTAGAAAACTTAAATTTTGGTCGATAATCTTCTTACGAATGAAACTATCTTTATTTGTCAATAATTTTATAAGAAACTCTTGGTGTTCACGATATGAAACCAATGTGTTCATATTTGTATAGTCCAATTCTTCAAGTGCACTATCTCTCATTTCATTGATTTGATCTTCGTATGGATCTTCCATAAGTTTCTTTTGTTCAATTTGTTCTTCTAGTAATCTAACTGAGTTTTGATGTTCATATGCATCATTTACTGTTTTATAGAATACTACAGGCTTAGTACCAAGTTCTCCAATGCTTGCAATAACAGATTCGTGTTCCTGTAGTTGTGTATTATTGGCAAGCAATTGCATAGTGGCTTCTTGCTTTTGTTCTTCTTTTGATGCAAGAATGCTTTCTTGTTTGTCATCGTGCATTTCTTGACCACAAGCATAACAAGTATGTTCTTTTAGTAACTTGATTTCGTTTTTTAGTTTAGCAATAACTTTTTCTTGCTTTGCATCATCTGTATTAATACTTGTAATCCAACGTTTAGATTCATCTAAACGAGTTTTCTTTTCATTGTATTCCAAAGTTAGCGTATGATTTTTAATCTCTTCGTCAATATTAATATGTGATAGTGAATTTAATCCACTTTCAAGATCACTAATTTCGCTTTTATGCTTTTCTGTCCATACTCGTTGGCGCCGTTCAATATCTTTAATAGATTTTAGAATACGTTGATTTGCATCTTCAATAGATTTTAGACGATATTCCTCGTCTTTGATCTTTTCTTTTGTTATTTTAATATTATCTTTAAGTATATCTGCCTTACGTGATAGTTCTGTAATGCCTAATAATTCTTCAATAATTTCTCTTTGGTCACCTGCTCTCAATGATAAGAATGGATCTGTGTATGTATTCAATGCAACAATATGTTTAAACATAGAGTGAGAAATGCCAATGATAGAATCTACTTCTACCTGTGTTTGACGCATTTCACCTTGTGCTTCATCCTCTACTTCATTTAGATCAATACCATCACGTTTCAATCTGAACACATTGGGTGAGCGACCACGTTCAATACGATAATCGCTGCCATTGAATTCAAAGTCAACAGTAACAAGCATTCCTTTACTGTTTGTCTTATTGATAAGGTTGTTCTTTTTGATATTCGTTAATGCATTGCCATATAGTCCATATGATAGTGCATTAATTAGTGTGGTCTTGCCGGTGCCATTACGTGAACCATCACCTCCTAAGTCTAGGTTATTACCTAAAACCAATGATAGTGAATCTCGTTCTAAATCAATTGCTTGTGTTACATTACCAACACTCATAAAGTTTCGGATAGTTATATTTTTAATTTTTAGCAAAAGTAATCTACCTCTCTCTTGCAAATGTTCCTGATTGGATTGGATCTAAACTAATCTCATTTATATTAACATATTCCGGCTGAGAAAGCAACCATAAAATAATTTCAGCAATGTATCTAGTATCAATTAGTTTTCTATCTGGATGTTTTTTAATAACATTTGGAGTAGTTAAACTGCCAGGAGATAACAATGTTGTTTTAACATTAGAACCGCCTATTGCCATATACGATAAATCTCTATTATAGTTTTTCAATGCTTTTTTCTCAGTTGGATATTTCCATGTTCTTCCCTTGACACCGGTATCTGCTGTACTTCCTATATGTATAAAATATGCAGGAATATTTGCCTCAACCACACGTGTGTACATTGTTTCTGCTAACAATGTCTGCTGAAATTTCCACATCGCAGAACTGTTTATGAATACATTATAACCTTCTGAAATAAAAAAATCAGCGAGATTGTTTTGATTTGACTGATTTGTTAATTCCCAGTCATTTGACCTAGAAGCAGTAGTATAATCAATATTATCCACACTATCAAAAATATGACATATTTCTTTACAAAGTCCATAATCTTTATTACCTGTTATTAATACTTTTTTATAGGTCATTATAAATCTCTATCAGAACATTCTTATTAAAACTGCCATCAAGTGATGCTAACTGGGACAATACAATTTGGTCAATAGTTTCAAAGTGTATTTCTGCTCCCATATCTTCTTCATGTTCATTTGTTTTAACAGGAACAAGAGTTACATCACGTAGTGAATATGTATCAATAAATGTATCTTTGATAAAGTTTGCTTCTTCATATGAAATATCGATATCTAATGAAATCTTAATTGTTGATTTGGGCAATAGATATTTTGTAGGATTATCAAGTAACTGTGATAATTTGATAGTTTTATATTTTGGTGCATCTTTCCAAGTAAAAAATTCCGGTTCACCATTCCATTCCAAATACATCCATCCACGATCATCGTCCCACGCATCAGAAAAATTATGTGGAAATGCATTACCAGTATAGATGATGTTATCTTTAACTTGTCGCTGATGGAAGTGACCAGTAAATACATAGTCTTGATTTGCAAACATTTCACGCTTCAGACCACCGTGATCTGGCATTTCGACCATTGCGTTTAATTTGAATGTAGGTAGTTCAAAGTGTCCAAACATATACTTGGATTTAATATTAGGAACACGCTTCCATTCGTCGCCTACCAACCAACTCACTAGAGCCACATCGCCCTTAATAATTGTATTATCAACTACTGTGATATTTTCAAATTCTTTAGCAAACTCCACACTGCTAACCTCACGACTTTCACGATAAAATAAATCATGATTGCCTTTGATGAAATAAACATTTTCAAATGCATTATTGAGTTTGCGTAAACTCTCAATTGAATATTTCATAGTTGATATATTTAAACTAGCACGATTGTGATGCCAATCACCTCCGAATATACAAGTTTCGCATCCACGTTCTTTTGCTTCTATAATAAACCAGTCAACAAAATCACTGCAATCTTTATTGTGTTGCTGTGCATTGTTTCGCATTCCAAAATGTATATCTGTAAAGTATGCTAATTTCTTGAATAAATTATCATTCATCGTCTGCGTAAATCTCTTTAATAGTTTCTGTTGGTATTTGATCGTCGGTGATATTAGTTCTAATAATTTTCTTCCATCGTTCCTGTGACTTCATTTCATGTTCAAGTTGTCTAGTCCAACTGGGTGCCTGTCCTGATTTCTCTAATAGATCATCACGGATACCTTGATTTTTCTTTTCAATATTAAGAACACGTGTGAATGAATTATTAACTGCAGCAGTATAATAGGCAAATGGATTATCCGATTTTGCTTCATTAAACTGTAGTCCAATCTGTGTCAACTGTAGCAGGGCTTGTCCTCTCATTTCATCAATATATGTATAGCCACGCCAGTTGCCACGCTGCGAATAGCGTTCTACCAGTTTGATATACATATTTGCTAACGTAGCAGTAATCTTGCCAGATGTCAAGTCAAATTCTTTATCTTTATTGAAATGTGATATGCCCACCTCAGCAATTTCGCCATTTCTTAGAATATAATGCTTGAATGGTGGAAAGTTTAATTTAACTTTATGATCCGCTACTGTCTTGGGATTTAGTTTTCTACCTGGTGCATCTGGTATATGCTCAAATGTCATAACACGAAATACTAATTCTTCTTCATTAAATGAATTTTTATCTACAGCAAAATCAATTTGTTTTTTCTTTTTATCGGTATTCAAATCCCACGCTGTCTTTTGAATACGATCTGCTTTTGTTTGTCTTGCAACATCAATTAATGAATTTATTTCTGTTTTTAAATCTAATTCACCTGAAATATTATCAATGATAACATCGAATTGATTATATAGATCACGATCTTCAAACCACGAAAAATTAGATTTTGAAATATGAATTTGCTTTAGCATATCTCGATTGTTTAAATAGTTCTGCCGTCTGGCCATTTTTGTAATCTCCTAATAATTATTACTATTATACACGTTTTTTATATATTTGTCAACCTATATTATATTTTTCAAATATACGTAGTTTATACAGTGATAAATACTGATGTAATCTAGGAGAAATAGTTATGGCGTATAATCCATACAGTGAACAGCAACCGGTGAATATCATTGACCCAAGTGGTCGTTTGAAAGAGAGTGGAATAACTAAGTTTTACTTTCCTTATACGCCTACAATTTCTAATATTATTAATACAAATTATTCACAAGCGGCCACAACACATTCCAATTTTCAACAAGCATTTTTTGAATCTAGTAGTAATGCATCTTTTTCCGTTACTGCTCCTATACTAATTGAGAATAAAACCCAAGCGTCTTACATTTTACAGGCGTTAGATTTTTTTAGAGGTTCGATGAAAATGAGATTTGGTAAAATGGATAAAAATAGAGGATTACCACCACCGGTTCTTAGATTTAATGCACACGGTATATTTCAAAATGTTCCTGTTGTGTTAACTGATTTTACATACAACTTGGATGCTGATGTATCTTATATCGAAATAGAAAATGAAAATACTGGAAATTCAAAATTAGGCGGCGTTGCGCAGATGGATATGGCTGATGTGTTAGAAAGAATGGAGCAGCGACAAGTAGAAGACGGTGTTATGACGGCTGAAGGAAAACTAAGTCCAGCAACCACTAATACATCAAATGGCACAATTAGAATGCCAGTAAGTGGAACATTTGTATTTTCATTGATGTCTACATATTCTCCTAAAAGTATAAGAGAGAATTTTACATTAGATGAATATTTAAAAGGAAATTTGAGAGGTAAAGGCTATGTATGATAATAGATCACCATGGAGAAATACTCCAATACTATTTAATAAAATTTTAGACATACAAAAGCCTAGATATATAATTAAAGATCCTATGGACATTGAGTATACTATTCCACAAAGATTGGATAACAGACCGGATCTTTTAAGTTTTGAGACATATGGCACATCTAAATATTGGTGGATATTTGCACTACGTAATCCAGATACTCTTCAGGATCCAATTAATGACTTTATCGCGGGTAAAGTCATACGTATTCCTAAAAAAACTAACATAGATAGAATGGGCTAAAAATGTCTAATGTACTAAGTATTAGAAATAATAATCCAGGCAATATAAAAAAAAGTGCCACCAATTGGGATGGGCAGATACCGTCTGATGGTAAATTTGTAAATTTTGCTTCTCCTGAGATGGGAGTACGTGCCATGATGAAAACTTTAATTACATATCAAGATAAACATAATTTATCTACTGTAAGAGAAATAATATCACGATGGGCGCCGTATGGCGAAAATGATACAGGTGCATATATTGATTTTGTTTCACAGCGAATGGGTGTTGATCCAGATCATGATCTTGGTGATTTAAAGAACAATCAAGCCATTAGTAAAAAACTAGTAAATGCGATTATTAGATTTGAAGGTGATGCCGATGTGCCTGATTATTTCAATGATGCGATTGTAACTAAAGGTATATCTCTAGCCGGCGCTGCGCCAGTAACAGTTAGCAATATTACAACTCCTCCTCTGGGCAAGCCGTCCGAAATAGATACAATACCAAGTAGTTTGTTAGGACCAGATTCCATTCCTGTAGACCAAGAACGTGCTAACATAATAAAAACAGATACTAAAAAAAGTGAAATAGAACAATTAAGAAACCAAAAAGGATTCTTTAGTGCAGGTGAATTCTCTACATTGAAGGATGTGGTGAACGCTGGCGAAGAACAAGAAATATTTTGGGATAATGAACTTGATAATTATGAAAATTATTCATATCATATAGAACTATTCATTGTTCCAAAAGATGAAGCCAATAAGTTTAATGAATCAAGAGATACAACAGATTTCGAAACAACAATAAGAGGCGGATGGCCGGCAAATGATGTAGATAAAGTAACTATAGCACAAACAGCAACATCTACCGAATTTAACATAGAAAATTTAGTTTTGGAGAATTTAGGTACAGGTGATGGAAATGTTGCCAAGATGGTAGGAATAGATACACATCTTTCATTTGATATTATTCAAATCGGCAATACTGATCTAAATGATACATTGCACACATTTGCCAATCTTATGGGATATTCAGATATTGGTACTGCAGTATATTTTATTAAGATTTCATATAAAGGATATGACAACGACAATCCTACAAACTCAACACCTTTACCGATTGTGAAAGTTATTCCATTCTTAATTACTAGTTACAATCAGATCAATACCACAACAAACGCTACTGGAACTACAACTAGTTTGACCGGTACTGCTGTAAATTATATTTCTGCTACACATACAGTGAACACAACAAAACACGACTTAACCTTTGATATTAAACCTACATTAAATGAAACATTAAATTCGTTTGTCACGGAATTAAATAAAACTTCATCCTTAGGTACTGGATATAAAGAATCTCAAACTGGATATTTAAATAATTATAGTATTGAATTTAGTAAAGATTTCAAAGAACGATTTGCACAATCTAAAATGAATAGTGAACTAGCAAATAAAAGTTCAGCAAGTACTGAAATTGGTCGCCGCGCCGCAAACGGATTTAATATTGCGCAGCAAATTGGACAAGCAACTGCTGGAATTAGTATTATTCATCTACTTTATGATATTTGTATTCAAGCAACGTTGGTTAAAAATGAACTTTTAGCTAAAAATCCAGGCTTTTCATACGCAATTCGTATTGTGCCCAGAGTTGTTCAAAAAAAGTATAATATTATTACAAATAAATCTGCGTATGATATTACATATTATGTTACTATGCATCGTGAAATAATAATTCAAGATATTTTCGACCAGGGTACAAAAACTGCCCAAACACGAAAATTACTATCTGAAATATTTGATAAAGGTAGATGTAGAAAATTATATAACTACGAATATACAGGTCTTAATGACCAAATCCTAGATTTAAAAATATCGTTAGACCGGCAACTTGTAAAAAGTTACAGTGCGCCAGGCGATGAATATTCCTGGCATAGGTTTTTAAAAGGTGGGACTGATTTAAGTAAGTTACTAAGTGCAGAACAATTTGCCAGATATAATGAACTCAATGGTATAGCTAATAAACTTGATAATACGTTATCGAAACAAAGTACTGATTTAGAACAAAAAAGATCGGATTTGTTAAAACAACAAAACGAAGTATTTCAACGTACACGTAATTTAATGATTAATGGCGAAATTGGTGGAACACAAGATGCTGCACAAGTTATGGATCGATATCAGAATATTGATGACAGTAACTTTGGTATGGCTGAATTACAAAGACTAAATCCAGATTTATTTGCAACTGTCCAGAGGGAACAAATTGCATCCGCCTATCAAAGATTAGTAGGACTTAAAAAAGCCACACTTGATAATCTCGAAGGTAAAATTGAAGATACTGTATCAAGTATTAGTAATAATAAAAAACAATTAGAAGAACTTGAAAATATAATAAAAGCGCAAATTGGTGTTGAAGTTAATAGATTGGATGAAGCCAATAAAGAAAGACAAGAGTTTAATAAAAATGTTCGATCTGAATTATTGGCGCCAATAAATGGAATATCACTAGCAGAAGAACTTGGTGCTGATGTTCTCATGGACTCTAATAAATTAGATAATATCGAATATCAATCAATGATGGACGCAATTTCACTGAATGGTATCACATTTGAGCGTGACATATTATCTAACATGCGCAATGGTACGGTTGTTTCATCATTTAGTTCAACTGATCAGAGTAATATATCATTGGCAAGAAGTAAATTTAATGAATCTCTGAATGCTGATCTAAGTATGCAAAAACTTGATATGACTATTAAAGGTGATCCATTCTGGGTTGAATATTATGTTACAGAACAAACAAAAGAAGAGAAGTTTGGAAACAATAATACTATTGATGATATTAGAGGACACAACGGAAATGTGAATGGCACGAATTACCTGATGTTAATTGTTAACAAAGCAGATGGTGTAGATGAATTTGATAATATAAAAATTGATAATTTAGATATATTTTTATATATGGTTAAAAAAATTAATAGTACCTTTAGTCGAGGACAATTCACCCAAACATTACACTGTGTTAGACAGCCTATACCCTCGAACTTTAAATCAATTGAAGTTCGAAGAGGTACGGTAGAAGGCGACGGATCTGGTGGCCCTAGTGGCACATCTGTATCTACTTTTGGACCAAATGGGGAGTTTGGAGGCATTGTCAATCGTATAGGTGGCGGTAGAGGAAGTGATCCTAGTGTATTTGGTGATCCGTTCGGCACAGGTGAAAATGATATAACTGGAATTGGAAGTAATACTACTGGTCCTGAATCTGGTAGGAGCGGAGCACTGGATCCTAGAATAGTGGCAGAAAATGCTTTTAATACAATGTCAGGCAGTTTATCAACCCTTGCTACTACTATATCTGAATCTTCTATGCCGACTGCTACACAGGCTTCAAGGTTAACTTCGTTATTAAATGAAGCACAAATGGCTAGTAATTATGGTTCTACTAGTGCAACTGAATCTGTTGAAAATGTAAAATCATTAATGCAAGATACTTTTGGTACTCCTGCTGAGGCAAGTATAATTCTACAAGAGTTAGAAGATAGCGGAGAAACAGTATCTCCAGAATTGATAGCGTTGTTAAATACTCAAGTGTATGATGGTGAAACTGTCACTAATCCTATAGGAGTTGATCCATCTGCTGTTGTTGATGCTATGAGTGAGATTGAAAATTATAATAGGTTAAATACAAGTAGTGTAGATGAGATATCAGTTAGACCATCTGACTTCATGACTCCAGTAGTTGATACTGTTTCTATAAATAATACTCCTCCTACCCTGATTGAATTAGAAAATGCAAACATGATGTTAGACGGTTCACTTCCATTATTATCTACAGAAAGTTATACCGATCCGACACGTCCAATATTGGATTATAATATAACACAATTAGAAGCATTAGATTTGCCCGATGATGTAGTTAGTGGATACAAAGATGCTGCTTCTACACGAAATGGTATTAAGGTTAGAAAGTATATTGATAGTCTACCACAAGATCAAGCAGAATTATTAAATTCTATCGATAGCCCGTATGTAGTTAAAACATTGCCATATGATGCACCAACTATTGCAACGATAGCAGCAACTCCTTTAAAAACACCCAGAGAGGCAATTATACAAGCAAGAATTGAAGATGCCCAGACACAAATGATAGCAGAAGCAGGCGGAAGTTATAATGATTTATCTGCTGATGAAAAACGTCATTACGAAAATTTGAGTGATGCGTATGATGCGATTGATGAAGCCGCACAATTGGATCCCATTCGCAATGAGTCTAAACTACTTAAAATTAATGATGAGTTAGATAAATCTATCAGAATATACAATGATAGATTGTCAGGTGGCGACAGTGAATGGAGTTGGAATGAAGAAGAAGCAGAAGAAAAAGAACAATTAGAAACTACAGTATTAGAGAATATTTCAAATTTGGATAATGCATACTCTACTCCTATTGCAGATAGAGTGATAGTAGATAATACTGGCAGTGTAAATATTATGAAAGATATGTCAGTTCTTCCAACTAAACCATCAGATGGATTTTTGCTGCCAATAGATTATTTAAGTGAAAATGAGTTTGAAATAACAGATGAGCATTTAGCACAATACGAATTGGCAGAAAATAATTGGAATGATTTTAGAAAAGGTGAAAGAGTAAATGTTACCATAGTTGATAGTAATCCTGCAATAGGCACATTTGAATCAAATGTGCTTACTAACTTTGAAAATCCTGAACTTGCGCAAAGATATGGGATAGATACTACACCGTTACAAGAGGGAGAGGTGATTGCATCAGATGATCCAAGATACTCACAATGGAATACGTCAAACTTAGATATGATTAGAAATCAGATTGCTAGTGAACTTCCACTTGTAACAACTGTACTTACTATGAAGTCGAATTCGCAAGACGTGGTTTCTACAAAAGATTCTACAGAAATTAAACTGGATATAGCTATTAATGATTTCGTATTATTAGAAGGGCAAGGGGAATAAAATATGTTAAAAGATGAGAATTCAAATAGTTTAGCCGGCGCTTTACGAAAAGATAAACAATCAAATCTTAATCCTGCCTTAAAAAATATACAAAGTGGTATATACCATGCTATTACTGTTCCTGGTATAGATCCTGAAGGCAGAGGCAGATTGGCTGCATATGTTCCTAAATTGGGCGGGAATCCAGAAAATCCTTTGTATTTTCAATATGCTACTCCTTTTGGTGGTTCAAATGCCATGGGAAGTTATGGACTACACGCAGTGCCACCATCCGAATATATTACGATACTAGTGTTCTTTGCTGATAATGGCGAGTTGAGCGAAGGTTATTGGTTTGCAGTAGCACAAGAGATACCAGACATTGCATCTGGAGGGGCTAGTGGTCCTCCTAAGATCGATGGTTCTGGTCAAGGTGAAGGTGTATTTAAAGATCAACCTAGCGCAAAAATAAATAATACTGAATTATCAAAATTACAAGGTGCTAACACATCATCAATTAGCGTTACTCCAACAAATATCGAAGTTGCTACTGATATTACAGACAGTGGATTAACTCCTAAATTGAATGACAAGGACGGATTAATTAAAGTTACTGAAGATGGTGAAGATCCAGCAGACGAGGTAATCACAGGTAGAAATCAACGCAATGCATCTAATAATAGAAATGATCCACGGAAAAGAGATCAGGTACCAGAAAATCATCCAAGAAATATTAATACTGCGAGACAGGGTATATATGCGGATGGTGTAAGAGGACAAACAACTGCTTCACCATTACGCAATGCAAGTTATAAAGAACCTAAACCAAATACAGTATTTGGTTTAAAAACTCCAGGCTCAACAGCTCTTACAATGGATGATGGCAGTGTTGATGATAATGGTTTCGTACATCCAAATCAAATACGTCTTCAAACAGGATCGGGTGCGAGTGTTATATTAGATGGAACAAATGATTTAATATATATGATTAATAGTACAGGTTCGGGTTGGATAGAAATTGGGTCTGGTGGCGAAGTAATGATATATGCACAGGGTTCTATGAGTATGAGAACCGAAAAAGATTTCAACTTACGTGCAGATCGAAATATTAATATAGAGGCTGTTGAAAAAATAAACATTAAATCTGGTGATGATTTTCAAGTAAATAGTGGAGATCAGATACATTTGAAAAGTGAAGGTTCACAATTCTTTGATAGTGCCGGCAGCAATCATACTAAAGTCGGCAGTAATATGTATGTGACAACTGGAGGTATATTACATTTAAATGGTCCAACCGCTGCGATATCACCGGGAATTAATACAGTTTCACACAATGATATTCAGAATTTAGAATCTACAAAAATAGAAGATAGTATCTTATCTACTATGGTATCACATGAGCCAATGATACGAAATAAGGCAGAACCTGCTAATACTAGTTCACGTTCAGACGAAAGTAATACAGTGAATGGAGGCACTGTGCCTGCAACTGCTGAAGATCCGAATAGTGTTGCTATAAATGACAGTACTGATGATCCGGAACAACAAAAAATAAATGATGAAGCAATTCAAGATCAAGTTGGTAATGGCAACGGACTAGTAACATATGTTAGTGACTTTGCTGGAAGAACACGAAATAAAATCATCAGAAATGATTTGTTTAGTATTTTAGAACAGGCGGCTGCATCTGCCGGAGTTGATGTAGTTATATTCTCGGGAGGACAGGATCCTGCTGGACCGGGAGCAAGACGTACAGGAAGTACTAGACACGATAATGGTTTTGCTGCTGACGTTTGGTTATACAGTGGCGCAGGTAAATTAAGTTCTAGATCAAATGCTGATATACCAATAATAAAGAAATTTGCAAAAGCATGTTATTCTGCTGGGGCAAATGCAGTTGGTGTCGGCCCAGGTTATATGAACGATGTTGGTGTGCATGTGGATGTTGCAACATACAAATCGGATCAAGGCATGTGGGGATCAACACATGGATATACATCTGCGCCTGGCTGGCTAAAGCAGGCGAGAGATGAAGGCGGTTGGAGAGCATAAATGATATATGATAAAAGAAAAGGCTCATTATTGAATTATATTCAATTGCCACTACATACTATAACTCCATATGGAACATATTTGGGAACTGGATATGATACCAGTGGTAATCCTACATATATACTATCGTATACACGTGTTACATCATTTGCAGTGAATGAACTAGTATTTTCTAATTTAAGTAAGAACGCCATCATTAATGATGTTATTCCTACATTAGAAATAAAAAATGGTATCATAGGTTATAATTATCAGATACCTGATGTAGAATTTAGATATGGGTATATCACATCATCTTCAAAAAGAGTTTCCATTGAAAGTCAAAAAATAACAAAACAGTCAGCACAGATAATTTTAGAAAAACAATTACGTGCTATTGGAAATGTGTTAGAACAATTCGTGACACAACCATTGGGACAACCTCAATACGATGCATTGCTTCATTATTTTTATTATGAAGGAGTAAGTAAAATACCCGATCATAATATTATTAAATTAATTAATAATGAAAAATGGTTTGATGTGACTGATGAAATACAGAGTAATATTAAAAGAAAAAACGGCAAAGTCGATCACCGACTTGCCGCTTTAAGAATTCAGACTGCAAAAATGTTTAGTTACGTTCCTGGATTTAGCTAAACGGGTCGTTGTTCTATAACTTGGTCTACCAAACCATACGCTAGTGCCTCTTGTGGATCCATAAAATTATCACGTTCCATTGCTGCCAGCATTTCATCAAGTGTTTTTCCAGAACTATTATGTTTAACATAAATTTCAGTTAGTGAACGTTTCATTTTCAAGATTTCTTTAACTTGAATTTCCATATCAGTTGCTTGACCACCTGCCCCGCCACTGGGTTGATGAATCATATGTCTTGCATTAGGCAGAATATATCTTTTTCCTGGTGCACCAGCAGTCGCTAATAGTGATCCCATTGAACACGCTTGTCCCATGACCGTTGTACTAACATCTGGCTTAATAAATTGCATAGTATCATAAATCGCCATGCCAGCAGTCACTACTCCGCCAGGAGAGTTGATGTAAAAGTGAATATCTTTTTCTGGATTTTCGCTTTCTAAAAATAGAAATTGTGCACAAAGTAAATCTGCTTGATAGTCATTGACTTCTCCTGTTAAAAACAGTACACGTTCCTTAAGAAGCCGTGAAAAGATATCATAACTTCGTTCACCATTAGCAGATTGGTCTACAACCATTGGTACTAGATTTGGCATTAATTATTCCTTGTTTGTTTTTGTAGATTTAAGTTTTCGTATTTCTTCATTTAGTTCTGTAATTCGATCATAGGCTGCATATAAATTTTTCTGAAGTTCATTTATTTCCAATCGAAACATTTCTTCTGTAGTTATTGTTTGCATTAATGATACATCACGATCTTTACTTTTCTTAAAAATATTAAGTGGTATTATTTTATTTTTATCAGTCATCGATAATACTCCTATTATATTCATAGTATAGTAAAAATTATTAATTGTCAAGTACTTTTTCTAAATATACGTAGTTTATACGATGATAAATACTCTTAACGAAATATTAAAAATTGAGAGAACCAATGGCAGTTAATTTTGCAGGATTTAGTACAAAAAATAAAAAAGCAATAAATCATAATCTTTATGGCAAAGATTTGATTATTGAAGATTTAATGAATCATTTAATGACGCGCAAAGGCGAGCGTGTTATGATGCCAACATATGGCAGTATCATTCATGATTTAATTTTTGAACCATTGACGCCGGAAATTAAAGATTTGATTGACATTGATATAAATTCTATAATAGATGAAGATCCTAGAGTAATGATTAACACTCTTAATATAACAGACGATGACCACAGTTTAAACATAAAATTATCAGTTTCTATTATTCCAACTGGTGAACAAGTTGAACTTACAGTAAATTTAGAAAGAGAATAAAATGAGCCAAGAAAGAGTTGATAACTTATTCGCCAGTGAAAGTTGGAGTGCAGTTTATACTGCCTATAGTAATATTAGTCTCAAAGCATATGATTTTGATACAATACGTGAAGCATTACTTGCTTATGTACAGCAAACATACCCTGATAAATTCAATGATTTTATTGCTAGTTCTGAGTTTATTGCAATCTTAGACTTGGTTGCTTATCTAGGTCATTCATTATCTTTTAGATTGGATATGAATACCCGTGAAAATTTCTTAGATACTGCAGAACGCCGTGAATCAATTCTTCGAATGGCAAAGAATTTAGGTTATATTAAAACTCGGCCTATCAATGCACGTGGTTATATGAAAATTACTAGTGTCACCACAAATCAAGATGTAGCAGATAATGAAGGCAATTCTTTAGCAAATACCACAGTCAATTGGAATGATGCAAATAACGCTGATTGGTATGAAAACTTTATAACAATATTAGACTCATCGTTTTCTAAAAATTCTAAAATTCAAGACCCAATAGCAACTCTAAATATTCTAAACATCGAAAATAATATATATGAAATTAATGAAAATCCACAGGTTAAACGTTTTAATTATCCTTTTAATGCAAACATTGCTGGCAGTAATAGAAAATTCGAAACTACTAAAGTAGAGATAGTAGATGAAATTATTGGCGAAGCAGAACCCAGATCTTCTAAAAACTTCACAATTATTAATCGTAATGATAATCTAGGACCAGCCAGTGACCGAACTGGATTTTTTGTATATGCAAAAGCCGGTGAAATGAACTTTAATGATTATACATATGATTTGAAATTATCTAATAGAACACAAAATATTGATGTTATTGATATATCGAACACAGACGTTTGGATTCAACGTACAGATAGCAATAGAAATTATACATCCACTGTAACAAAAGTCGATAATGATAGTAGAGAAACTGCTATATATAATTCATTAAGAACCGGTAGTGGCGATCTAGCAAGTGTTACTACCAATATTGACAATAGTATCGCAATTAATTTTCCCGATGGTATATTTGGTAATGCTGCATATGGAAATTATCGTATTTGGTACAGACAAACAGAAAATGTAAATTTCACGGTTAATGCAAACGATATATCAGAAGTTGCAATTACTATACCATATATTGGCGGTGATGACCGTCCATATGATCTAACAATAACAATGACCACAACAAGTGACTTTAGTGAAAACTATGCCGCTGAAACATTTGAAAGTGTTAGACGTATTGCACCAAGAGCATATTACGCACAAGACAGAATGGTAAACGCACAGGATTATAATATATATCCTCTTACTCTTGGTGCAAATGTTATATCAAAATCAAAAGCAATTAATACTACATTCTCTGGCAAATCCCGTTTCTTTGAAATGGACGATGTTACTGGGAATCACAGTAATCTAAGTGCGACTGGCACAGATGGTAGTATATTCTTGGAAGATGATATTATTTCAATGAATCTAAGTTTTAATCGACAGAATGGACAAATTGATAATTTCATTAGAAACAAAATTACTGAAGTATTAAAGCATCCTAGTCTGATGAATCTATATTATTTCGAAAATATGTATAATCCAGCATCTACCATATTAACACCATCATTGAATTTTACAGTGCGTAGTACTAATGCTAGTATAATTGATACAGTATCATCGAACACATTAGGCACAGTATTTCTATATCCTGGTGATCATATTTTAACCCAGAGTGCGAATGAAAAAGAATTATCCTGGACTAAAATTAAAAATATTGAAAGTAGCGTTGCTGGATCAGCAGTTGATTCATATTTTATTGAAAATCTTCTACCCGAAACTGCTGGTAGTATTGAAAAAATAGTACGTGCATATAGATCACGTTTCGAAGCAGATGAAATTAAAAATATTAAAATTAATAAAATAGAAGACTTGTCAATTCAGAGCTTTATCATAAAGTATGTACCTAAAAGTAATACATCTGTTTGGGAATGGAAATTACACGATGAAGTAAATGATGTTGCATTAGTTGAAGGAAAAGATGTATATATAGAATTCACATATATTCCAGGCGTCAGAGAAAATGAAGCAGAATATGTTGCTAGATTTACAGGTAAGAAAATAGTTTTTGATAGTAAAAAACAAGTAAAATTCTTTTATAATAATAACAAATTGGTTGTAGATAATGAAACTAGTCTTGCAGAACGAGATAAACTATTTTTGAAATATTATACTACCCTAGCAAATGACAGTTCGTCAGGACTTGATGAATTAATTAATATAGGTACTGCACAACTTAGTAATATAGTAGTGCCCGGCGATAATACTGTTACATTTGATGCAGATTTTTCTTCAACTGGAGCAGTTATTACACATGACTTTGTTAATAATTCTGAAATGTATACCGTTAATAGTACGCAACATAAACTTATATCACCTTTAGGCGTTGAATATCCAATTGCTCCAGTTGCCCCGTCATCTGATACTGTTATCGGTGAAACACCTGAATACACAGTTAGTTATGATAAAGATAATCTGAGTGACTTATTAACTCTAAATGATTATGATGACAATAGTGATGTAGAAAATAGTGATGAATATGTATATTCAACTACGATTGTGACAATTGATGATAGTGGTAATATTCCTGACGGTTTTACATACACCAGTACCTATACACCACTTGAATTTGAAAACCAAGGTTTTAAAGGCAACCTAACTAATGCATATTTTGATCTTGCATATCCTAATAATTTTGCGTGGGTAGACACATCCGAATTGCCATCTGGTAAAACAATAGACACCGCAGAATCAGGTGATACTGGTGTACAAACTGAGTTCGGTAGATCATTTGACGGCGCTAATTATGAATTTACTTTTACAGATATGACTGCTAGTGGCTGGTCAATAAGAAATCATAATCTAGATGGAACCGATCCGGATAATCCAGATGATGATGTATATTGGAAACAATTCGCATTCGGCGAAATAAACTTTCCAGCAGATAATATTAATTTAAATAATTTAATATTGACCGATGTTAATAACAATCAAATTAATTTAACTGACTGTGAAGTAATACAGAATAATGGATCTTATAAAATTATTTTCTGGACAGTTGATCCAGGAGTAGGTTCAATTATTAATATTAGAAGTATTGGCGGCACTGCTGAAATTTCAGATTTCTTAGTACGGGTAGAGCGCACTCTATCGCCAAAAGGTTCTGATAGACTACAAGCATATGCGGATGTAGAGTCATATGTATATGATTCATATTTAACACCCGCTGGCTACGTTGACTATACAAAAGTTAAATTAACGAGTGTTGATATTGATCGTAATCCACATGGTATGCTGCAAGTATTTACTAATATTGATAATGTCGATAATCCTGAATTGGGAGATACATCAGAAGTTGAATTCTCTCACATCGTTTTAGAACAATATACTGATGTTGATGGCATTCAATATGAACGTGTTAGTGATCGAATTGTAGCTACAAATCAAGCGCAGTCAGATAGAATACCTGAAACCGCAATAATAAGATTCTATATAGAAAGTAATGATCTTGATATTAATGAAGGTGAGTGGCAAAGACGATCTGGCGAAGGATGGGAAGAACTACCCGCCAATCAATATACACTAGTAAACTCACCCGAAAAGGATAAAATAATTTATGCTGGCAATCAATATAGAATTGTTATAGGTAGAAGTTATGTCGAAGATAAATTCATGACATTCAGATGGGATCACTATGCTGATATCGATAAGAGAATTGATCCAAGTACAAGTAATATCATTGATATGTATATATTAAGTACAGATTATGTCAGAAGAGTAAATGCTTGGATAGATGGCGGATTCTCAGATGTAGTTCCTTTGCCTCCCAATAATTATGAACTAACTAATATCATGAAAGGTATTAATTCCAAAGCAAGTATATCAGATCATATAAGTTATATACCGGTTAAGTTTAAATATCTCTTTGGCTCTTTTGCAGCACCCGAAAACCAAACAGTGTTCAAAGTTGTTAAAAAATCAGGCACATCGTATAGCGATAGTGAAATAAAAACTGCAGTAGCAAATGCAGTTAATACTTTCTTTGATATAGACAATTGGGATTTTGGCGAAACATTCTACTTCTCGGAATTAGCATCTTACATTCACACATCATTACCTAATCATATTTCTTCAGTTGTAATTACACCAAAATATCAAACAAGCGAGTTTGCAAACTTGCTAAGTATTACTAGTGAACCTACAGAAATATTCTTGAGTATAACAACATCTTCAGATGTTAAAATTATATCCAGTATAGTAGCATCAGAATTATTGGGCGAATAAAAAATGGCAAATAATAAAATTTATAATCTCTTACCAGTGCACCTGCAGAATAAAGAATTGGAAACAATTTTTGACTCTACATTAGAAAGAGCATTTTCTAAGGGTAATATAGAAAAAACTAAAGCGTTTATTGGCAGAAAAGAACGTGGCGTGTATAGTGAAACCGATGCATATGTATCATTTCCAGAGCATCTATTTCAAAGAGACAATTACGGTTTTGAACCAGTATTCTCAAATACTGCTATAGGAGACAATGTATTTTATGACGATTTATTAAACTCACTGTATAATAAAGGCGCACTTACAAATGATCACAGAAGATTATTTAAATCGGATGTATATACTATTAACCTACCAGTTGACATTGATAAGTTTATTAATTGGGAATTATATTATTGGATAGATAATGGATTTACTAGTGAATATGCTCTATATGAATTTAAAGAATATGAAGCAGGACTAACAGGTTGGATAAAACAAAAACCATATGTACTGAAAAGTAATTCTGAATATCTATTAGCCGAGTATTTGCCTAATTCTTCGTTTGGTGAAGATGGTGATTATGCTATTGTAATACAACAGTCAAGTCTAGTTTATTGGAAAAAGGATAGTATTGAAGGATGGGCACGTGTTGGTTCTGATGATCCCGGCGCTTCAGCATTTAATGCAACAGACCAAAGACCTATATCGCCCACCATAGGCGATACATATGTAAATACAAATGAACTACGTATTACATTATTAAAAAATAATCAAACTTTTGTCCTTAAAGACACTATCTATGATAGATGGAATATTGATGTTAATCCTTATGCACTAAGATTTTCTGATACATCAGTCGGATTACTAAGTTTAATAGAATACAGAGCCAATTCACAGTCTAGTACACCTGATTGGGAATTATATGACGGTGAAGAATTTGTATTTAATTTAGGAAATAGTAACGACACACATTATATAACAATCGATAAAAATACTGATAGAGCAACCAAAACAAATTGGTGGAGTGATAGAAATTCATGGTATCATTATGAAGACATTCGTATGTATATTAATGATGATAGTTTGCCTTATGTTAAACAAGCAAAAAGACCAATTATTGAATTTGATAAGAATTTAGAACTAAGTGATATTAGTAGTGCAGCCGATGCCTGGTCTGTACCAACATTTAAAATGTATGATGCTGAATTAAATTATCTAAATGATTATAAGATATTTCATTATGTAGAAGATGAAGATAGTATTATAGATATGTTCTTATCAATTCGTGCATTATTAACACCTGGTGATTATGCCAGTGAATTCACATTTAATATTGATATGCCGGATAATACCAGTTTTAAATCTGGAACATCATATCAACAACTTTATATTAAATCAGAATTTGATTATAGAAATTTACGACATGAATATGGATCTGCAACACACACGCAGTTGGAGTTATTACAAGAACCAAAATCTTCTGAAACAATAGATGTATATGTAGATGGTATTAAACAAATAGGCAACTATGTTTATGATTCTAATAGAATTGCATTTTCTGAGCCGGTGACAGGTTATGTTTATGTTGATTTCACGACAAAAGATAATGTTTTTGTTGATGGAGACGGAGCGTGGCAACGTGTTGATCCATCACTTGAGTATAATCCAGATAATTTATTTCATAATAATAGAAACTTTACATTTTCTACAGTCTATGAACATATGTTGCGCCAGTTATCAACTACAATAGGATTAACAGGAAATCCAAATGCTGTGAATAATTATCGTAATATTGGCGACAACACAGATAAAATGCGCAATAATAAGTATGGCTCTGTTATGGTTCGCAATAGTATTGATATTAAGAATGCTTATTTTTCAATAACTCGGGACGATTATAATCCATTTGCTGCGGTTGAATATCTTTCAGTGTCGTATAATAATTATAAAAATAAATTAATAACAACGATACAGAATATTCTATCTGATGCTGCAAGTACATCTAAATCTGATGATTTTATTCTTGAAGAAGCAATTGCAGCAATTGCGCTAGTCAAGAGAGAAAACATTAGTGTGTTTACTGGTAGTCGTATGATAAATTATGGTAGTTTTCCAACACATTATATAACTGCGAACATTGATCCAGTTGTTCCAGGATCAACAACGCAATTTATACCTGCAAGTATATCCACTGAAATAGTAGACGAAAATAATATATCAGTATATGTCAACGGAGTACTTAATACTGATGTTAATTTAATTAACGGTGTTGAAATTTCATTTGGTGATACTGTAATTTCAGATGGAGATGTTATTGAAGTTAGATATTTTAAATTAATACAAGAAACATTTATTCCACCTAGCGCGGCAAAACTTGGTATATCTGCTGTTTATAAGCCTAGATATATTATTGATCAAGAATTTAATACCCCACAAACAATGATAGTAGGACACGATGGCTCTAAAACATTATGTTGGGGCGATAGAACAGATTCTATTTTATTATTGTTTGAGAAATTAGTTTATAATCGTATAGAACAAAATACTAAAAATACAACTCTCGGTAATACAAAATATGGTATGTACAGAGACAGTACTACTGAATATTCATTAAATGAAAAGAAGTTTACAATGTATCCATTTTTTAAGAAATGGATGCTGAGAAATAATATCGACAATCTTTATAACACTGATTTTGATGTTGTTGACTATAAGACTTGGAATTATCGTGTGAGCAACGATCTTTCTCCTGGATATTGGAGAGGTATATTCCAATATGCTTACGGCACAGACATGCCATTATTAGAACCCTGGGTCACGGTTGGATATAGTACTATACCCGATGGCTTTGAAACTAATCCAGCACGTTACACTGAACTAGAATTCTGGAATGATTTAAAAACAACTTATTCTACAACATGGCCAATTCCAATAGACAACTTTGGTAATTTAAAAAATGTCAATGATTTATTTTTCAATTCTCAATTATCGGCTGATGATACTGCAAAGATGGATCAGGACTGGGAATTCGGAGACGGCTCGCCAATCGAACAAGCGTGGAGACGTAGCAGTGAATATCCGTTCATTGAATTTTTATTGTCAATGATTACTAAGCCATTCGAAATTATTGATCTATATGCAAGTGAATTAAACGGTATTATTAGAATATATCACAAAGTAGAAGGAATTAATACTGATACGATTACAAACGAACAAAACGGTTATGAATTCAAATTAGGATCTAAGTTAGGTGGGTTTGTTAATAACTTCACATTAAGCAGTGAAAATTCAGCATTATCTAATTCTAGATATACTGAAATACCAAAAGACAACTATGACTTGTTCATCCATACAGGTGAACCAAATCGCAGTGAGAGTTTTAGTGCTATTGTAATAGAAAAAGTATCGCTAGATGTATCATATCCGATATATAGTTTATCAGATATACAATCTTATCGTCAGGGTGATGTTGTTTATAATTCTTCTGATAATAGATATTATAAAAGAAAAATAGTTCAACCAACAGATAAAGAATTATCTACTGTGATTAATTTTGATTACAATGCGTGGACATTGATATCTCAACCACAAGTCAAAAATTACGGATATAGAATTAATGGATATGATGAATTTAATCCACAATTTTATAGTATGAACTGGGATACCACATCACCGGCCAAATCGTGGAGCACACTAGGAGATGAAGCAATCATTAATGATTGGCAAGCAGGTTCATTTTACACGCTAGATTCTTACACTGTTTATGATGGGGTACCTTATATTTCTCTCTCGGATCACACCGGTTCTGCAGCGTTTAATGATGACCTGGATGATTATTGGAAACGGTTGGTATCATGGCCCAGAGTCAATCAAGTGACTGCAACCGGATACAAGGAAACATTACCAGATCAAATTCGTACCCACAATTATGGCGATGTACTTTACTCACTTGATGAAATTGCACAACTGTTGATTGGGTATCAAGATTATTTAAATGCGGTGGGTTGGAGTTTCACAGATACAAATGAGTTGGGCGAAAATGTAGATTTTGAAAACTTATTAGTTAAATTTCTAGATTGGAGTGCAGAAAATCATGATGTAGGTGAATTTATTACTCTAACTCCAATATTATTGTCTGGTCGTTTCTCTGCACCATACGGTGTTGCAAGTGTACAGCGTGAAACAAATAAGAATTTCTATAGAGTACTTGATAGTGCTGGTAGACAAATATCTAATACAGCAATAACATTCTATTCCGATGGCGATGCTATAATGTGGGAATCGACAATTCCAGTTTATGGAATGAAAATTGATATTGTTGATGTTGAACACGCCTACGTTGTTGATCGTGTTGACAACTATGGAGATATAATATATGATCCAATCTCACACAATAGAAACTTGCGCATGATTATTGATTGTAACAGAACTAGCGACTGGGATGGAACACTAAGTACTGACGGTTATATAGTTTATCAAAACACATTAATACCAAATTTTGAGACCATGGTAGCGGATACCAAGTTCCACAGAGACACGATTGTAGACCAAAGTTTATCAAACGTTAATCTCATTAAAGCAAGTCATATAGGATTTACGCCACGAGCATATCTGTCAAATCATTTAATGGAACGCGAATCTCAATTAGAATTTTATAAAGGTTTTATCAGTGATAAAGGAACGCCTGGTAGTTTAAATAAAATTGTTAATACCAATTCTAATTTCAGTGAGGTAAGTTCAAATGACGTATGGGCATTTAAATTAGGCGAGTATGGAAACTTAAATAGAAATGCATCGGTTAGTAAAAATATTAATACTGCGTTGATATACCGTGATCCGTTCTCTATTACATATGATAATCAAAATTTATTTGAATACAAAACAACTAGAAGAACTACACCTATAAAAACGACAGGATACGTAGATAGCAAAGATGTGAATTATATTGTTAGAAACTCAACAATATTAGAAACAACGGTAAGTGAAAATTATTATGAAGGTGATTTGGCTTGGATACAATTCGATAATCTTAGAGATTGGGATGTAAGAAAACTCAGTGAAGTATCTGAAATATCTTATATCGGTGAAACAGAGGATTCTCAATTATACATTGTTGTCACTTCGTCTATTGATACTACAGAAACAGTTTATTTGCGAATAATTAATGAAGAAATTGATCCAGAATTAAACGGATATTATAACATTGTAGACGATGGCACTGAATCATTCGACGGTATAACTGTTTACAAATATCTGGTATTTGATACTGATTTTGAACCGGTTACAGTTGAAATCGACGCAAGTTCCCAGAATAGTATATTTGTACCTACCAGTGAAAATGCTGGCGTTGAAGCAATCAGTCTGAATTCAAATGTACAGATTATTGAAGGTGAAGTTTTAGTTATTGATGGTAATAGTTATACATATATAGAAGATACGATTTCTACTACTGATATAACAATTGGCGGTGCAGATGCTACATCTAATCCAATCGTAACATCGGGAGAGCAGATATCTATAATTGTTTATGATCAAAATGATATTATAAAAAATACAAACACATTAATAACATTTTCTGGAAACAGCATCCACGCAACTAATAACGTCACCTCAAATGACGGCGATAGCATTACTATTAATGATGTTGCCCTTGTTGTGGAAGCAACAGATAATGGTACGATTGAAGCAACATCAACACTTACTACAGAAGATAACATAAGTTCAGGTTCTGAATTGTCTGTACAGGTAGGCAGTGCTGCATCATCAAGTTATGTAATACAGGATATTACAGTAACGGGTACAGTTGTGTCACCAACTTTTGATGAAACTAAATCTATTCAAATTAACGGACAAACAATAGCATTTGTTTACAGTGGTACTACTATAACATTAACTGATATAGTAGATACTATTAATATAGCATCTGCAGATGTGAGTGCACAAGATATTGGAAACGTATTAGTTTTAACTTCGTCTGCACCTTCGGTGACAATTCAAGGACAAGCAGCAATCGAGTTAGGTTTAATTACTGCAACGCCATATACAGAAACTAAATTAGGTAATTTGGCAGAACAGATAAATTTACAGGATGATGTTACTGCTAACATTAATGTTGATAAATTGGTTATATCCACATTGTTGCCTACTATGACACTAGGTGGAAACGAATTTAGTTTGTTTGGTTTTCCTAGTACTACATATCAATCCGAATTGCCGCCTACTGCCGCAAGTATTGCACAGCAAATAAATGACTTGAGTATACCAGATGTTAATGCAACAGTTGAAACTGGTAAATTAAAAATTATTTCTATAGGTTCTACGTTGGTGGTATCTGATCCTTTGAATAATGGATCAATGGTGCGTCTAGGATTCACTTCTAATACGATAACTTCTAACATGTTGGATAATATTGTAGATGATATAAATTCTATACTATCACTTGAAACTAATTTAGTTGCTAGTATAGCATTTGTTGATCGATTATTGATATCAGGTGATGAATTTAAGGTAATTATTTCTGATGTAACTGGTAATCCACTAGATGATTTAGGAATATCCGAAGGGGAATATTTAACTTCGGGTCTAGCAAATTCATCACTTCTTACATTTAGAGATATAATTAATCAACAATCATCTACGTTAACAGCAAGTATATCATCTGATGGACGTTTCATTATAACAAGTCCGGCATTACAATTATCTTTTGCTGGCACTTCTCAAAATTTGTTAGACAAGATAGGGTTTTACACAGAATATACCAGTGTTACCAGTAATGCAAACTTTAAAGTTATGAGATGGAAATCAGTTAGATTTACTCCAGGATATAATGGTGCGACATTTGATGAATTCTATAATGATTTAGGATTAAATACTGCTAGTAAAATATGGGCAGACTCATATCCCGGTCTAAACGATTGGGCAGTACTGAATAGAACCGCGATTGGTAATATTGAAATTGTTAATAGAAAAGCAAATGAAGTAGATGTTAGCAATGTTAACAGAGTTATCGTAACAGATGGAGAAGAACATATAATTCATACATTGTATGATCCGCTAAACTTAAAATTACCTGGCAAAGTCATGAAAGATATTGATTATGTAGATTGGAATGATCCTGCTAAGTATGATGAATATCTAAGTAACGATTTGTGGTTAGAAGAACATTTAGGTGAAATTTGGTGGGATACTAC